TGCATATTCGTATTTATAATTATAAATATTTGGAAATTTTTCTATTGAATACTTAAGCTCTTTTATTTGTAAATTATTGTATTTACTGATCTGATTTTCATTAAGTTCGTTAATTTTTATAATATCTATTTTAACATTACTAATAGTGTATGATTCAAGATTGATCTTTGAGCCTTTTTGTTTTTTGGGATTTTTATTAATACCAGGTAAAGAGCTACAATTATAAGTAAAAAAAATTATAAAAATTATCTTAATGATATTATAAAAAAATTTGAGTCCATTTTTTAAATTCATTTATTGTTATATCTTCTGGTTCAATTATCCAAGATCTATTATCTTTTGGATTAGCAACAAACCTTATAAACTTTTTTATTTTAGCATTCTCAAGTATTAATCGTAGCGATGGTTTAGAGATTCTACTTGATGGAGCTATTTCACGTGCAATATCTTCAATGTTGATAGTTTTGTATTCATTATAAGATTTGAGTATAAATAGCCAGATAGTCGTACTTATTAAATCTTTTCTAAAAAACTTTACTGTGCTCTCTTCACCATTATCAGCTGTCCTGACAATATCAGAAAGTAATGCATCACATATTTTTTTCGTGTGAGGATCTAGTAGTTTATCCATAAAAAGTTAGTAAATTTAATTTACTAATTAACATTTTTTCTATCCTCATTGGTTTTGGTAATGTTTCCACAGTTGCCCACTGCGAACAATGGGCAACAATAGAACATTAAGCCGCTATTGTTTCGTCTATTGGTTCTACTGGTATTCCGTATTCCTCAACCGCGTCGTTAAAGATCCAGATTAGACTCTGACTAGTAGAAAACCATTCCCTCATTTGTTCCAGCGTTTCTGGCATATCATGCTCCGTGTCCATGTCAATCCCCATGTATGCTTCTATGGCGCGTGACATTTTGTTGTACTCGCTGCCTATATATAGACGCTCTGCCCAATTCTCTAGGCGTGTAGCGGCTACTTGGTCTGCTATTTCATTGCGTATGTCTAGTAATGTAGTGAATGTGCTCATGTTGTCGTCTCTGTTTTGTTGTGTTGTGCGCTCCATTATATAGACACAAGCAAACCTGTCTAATATCAATGTGATCTATAAACTCTTTTTGTTATGCTTTATTGATGGTTGCAATGGGTTCTGGAGTATGCTAGAGACTCTAAAGGGTACTTTAGAGACTCACACTTTCCACACTTTGTCAACAGTTTTTCTCAAGTTTTTCTCAAGTTTTCTTTTGACTTCTCAAGCAAACTGTGGTAGCGACATCCCCAAGGCCAACCATAGAATGCTTTAGAATGCAAGTGAATTATTCTCATGTTGTCTTGAGTATTTTTCACTTGACAAACTCAAGGCACTGGGGTAAACTTGAGGGACGGGGGAGGGCTGACGCTGTGTGTTATTATTATAGTACCTGCTTATATACAAAATAAGCCAAAATTAGGTCAAATTGACCAATAGTCCCCTCTAGTAACCTCTTGTATCCTAAAGAAAACTACAATTTACTAAAAACACACTAAAAGGACACCCTTATAACTAAATAATCTAAAATAATGCTTGACTTTTAGACAAAAGTATGCTATAATCAAAAAGTATTCTTAGGAACTAAGGTAAATACTTTATGGATCAACCTAAAAGAAAAAGAGGTAGGCCAAAGAAAGGAGAAGTAGTCGCTAAAACCGCTGGAAACAGAGGTAAAGTTGGGCGTCCTAAAGGTGACGCTAGTATTATTAATGAATATAAAGCTAGAATGCTTGCTTCACCTAAATCTAACAAGGTTCTGGATAGTATCTTTAATGCTGCTTTAGATGATGAACATAAAAATCAAGCAGCAGCATGGAAACTTGTCATGGACAGGATGCTGCCATTGAGTTATTTTGAAAAGGATTCTGCTAATGGTAGACAGTCTGTGTCAATTACTATCTCAGGTGTTGGGCAAGTCGCCACAAGTATCTCTGACCCAAGTGAAGACAATGCAATCGAAGGGGAATTCACAGAAAGTGGAATATAAATACTTTAAGATAGAAGACTTTGATTGTGAAGAAACTGGTGAGAATAAGATAGACCCTGAGTTTGTCAGGAAACTGGATGAGCTAAGGGAAGCCTGTGGTTTTCCATTTGTAATCACCAGTGGATATAGGTCGCCTAAGCACTCCATAGAATCTGCGAAGGCTAGACCGGGAACACATAGTCAGGGAATAGCTGCTGACATTAGAGTCAATGGTGGCGCTCAGCGTCATAAGATTATTAAGGCTGCTATGATTATGGGATTTAACGGTATAGGTGTCGCTAAGACATTTGTGCATGTGGACACTAGAGACTCTGAGTCTGTTGTGTGGTCATATTAATGTGTTATGGGTTATGGGAACTTTAAGGGTTTATGACTGACCTAAACATAGAACTGATCCCTTGGCAACAAGATGTATGGGTAGACGAAGCTAGGTTTCAGGTTGTTGTCGCTGGCAGACGTACAGGCAAGTCGAGACTAGCGGCTTGGAAACTTATTATCAGGGCATTAGAGTCCGGTAAAGGGCATGTATTCTATGTTGCACCCACGCAGGGACAAGCTAGAGACATCATGTGGCAGACACTGCTTGAGCTAGGAGCGCCAGTAGTAGTCTCAAGCCACATTAACAATTTACAGATTAAGCTAATCAACGGTGCCACTATATCGTTGAAAGGCGCAGACAGACCAGAGACTATGCGTGGTGTGTCTTTGAAGTATGTAGTTTTGGACGAATACGCAGACATGAAGCCTGAAGTATTTGAGCAGATTCTTAGGCCAGCCTTAGCTGACCAAAAGGGAGATGCGTTGTTCATAGGTACACCAATGGGGCGCAATCACTTTTATGAGTTGTACCAGTACGCTTTATTAGGTGATGACCCATTGTACAAAGCATGGCACTTTACAAGCTATGACAATCCTCTAATAGACCCAGAGGAGATTAAAGTAGCTGAAAAGAGTATGTCGAGCTATTCGTTTAGACAGGAGTTTTTGGCGTCCTTTGAAGCCATAGGCTCTGAGATGTTTAAGGAGGAATGGGTTAAGTTCGGTGAGTCTCCAGATGAAGGTGACTACTACGTAGCTATTGACTTAGCTGGTTTTGAGGAAGTTAATAAACAGCGTACTAAGAACGCTCAATTAGACGAGACAGCCATAGTAGTAACTAGGGTCAACGACAACGGACATTGGCATGTGGAAAACATAATACATGGACGTTGGGAATTAGGTGACACAGCCAGAAAGATCTTTGAGGTTGTCAGAGACTACAGGCCAGTTGGAATAGGTATAGAGAAGGGTATCGCTAGACAGGCTGTTATGTCCCCTTTAACGGACATGATGAAACGATACGGCATGTTCTTTAGGGTAGATGAGTTGACCCACGGGAACAAAAAGAAGACCGATAGGGTCATGTGGGCGCTACAGGGCAGGTTTGAAAATGGGTTTATAACCCTAAGCAAAGGAGCATGGAACAGTAGGTTTCTCGATCAGTTGTTTCAATTTCCTGACAAACTGACACATGATGACCTTGTAGACGCATTAGCTTACATAGACCAGTTGGCTAAGGTAGCGTATACATACGATTTTGAAATAGATGACCATGAGGTGTTGGACGAACTTACGGGGTACTAATGGCTACAAAAAAACCTAAATCAAAAGTAAATGAAGCTGGAAACTATACAAAGCCCACTATGCGTAAAAACTTATTCAACAAGATTAAGGCAGGTGGTAAAGGTGGAAAACCCGGCCAGTGGTCGGCCCGTAAAGCCCAGATGCTTGCCAAAGAATATAAAGCCAAAGGCGGGGGATACAGATGAAAGGAGTGCCACACTACACAAAGTCAGGCAAGGAGTGGAAAGGCAATACGCATAAGATGCCTAATGGTGAGTTGCACACAAACAAGTCCCATACCAAAACAAGCCAACGATTGTTTCACTTAAAGGATTTAAGCAAGACCGTACAAAAGAAAGTGAAAGGTAAAAAGTAATGGCTGGCCTAAAGAAACCACAGAAGTCCCTAAAAAAGTGGACAAAGCAAAAGTGGAGAACAAAGTCAGGTAAGCCTAGCACTCAAGGCTCAAAAGCCACAGGAGAGCGTTACTTGCCTGAAAAAGCTATAAAGTCATTGTCTTCCAAAGAGTACGCTGCGACAACACGAAAGAAAAGAAAAGACACAGCAGCGGGGAAACAGCATAGCTCTCAACCTAAAAAGATAGCTAAGAAAACAAAAAAATCACGTAAGGTATAACTATGGAATACGGTGACAATGACACTCTTGCTACTGAGCAGCGTGTTGAAGATTGGGTAATAGACAAATGCAACACTTGGCGTGACCATTACGAAGCTAACTACGCAGCCAAGTACG